TTGCAAGTTTTCCGTCTTTACTCTAGGAACATCAATAGAATCCGCAACGAATTGACCAACTTCAAGATAATGCAGTTTTGCAGAACCACCTTTGATGTTCACGGCATTCTTGATATTCCTAATTTCGCATTCATCCGCTTGGACTTTTGTAGCCACGCAGTTATCAATCGTAGAAGCGGACAACTTATCGCAAGTGACCGGCACCGGAGTACCCTTGGTGTCCGAAACTAGCAAACGACCATTTTCATCCACGGAAAGCATCACTTGCTTGCCGGTGGCTTGTCCACCAAGCAAGATGGTCTCGAACTTACCTTTCTTGTAGTTTTCAATAAGGTCGTTAAGGCTATTAACGGTTATGGCTTGACCACCGATGTTAAAGGTAATCGCACCATTCCCCGAAAGAAATGCCTTGAGATTATTGATGAGTTCAAGAAAATCATCGTTAGCCGTCCGCATCACTTCAAGTGCGGTGTTAAAATCGCCATTACTAGCCATCGTTAATAACTCCCGATTGTACCCAGTTGATTTCACGGAAATTCACGGTGTCTTGACCACAAGCCGCCCAGAACACACAAGATACACACCCATAAGCGGGTATGACCCTATTGTATTTTACAGCACCGGTAGCATCAAGAACCTTGAATGTGAATGGGGCATTGCTCTGGTTAATCAAAGTAGTTCTTCCGCAGTATTGTACCGAGCCGGTCATCTCGTTTCGTTGTACATAAGCGGCTCTAGGCGAAACCAATGTCAATGTAAAGTTGTCCGGGGCAGAACTATTAGTTATCCAAGTTGCACCCAAGAACAAGACATCTGGTAGGTCATCCATCTCCAATCTACCCGATGTCTTTTGTGTCATAGCGCAAGTACGGAGGACATTATGGACGCCATATCGCATACCTTGCATACCATCGGCATCCGGGTTGCTCATATAGATACCAGACGCATCGTTCGTGACTTCGCCACCATATACTTGACCAAAGAATGAATCGGCGCGGATGCCACCATGAACATACGGGGAATAGAATGTAATGCCTTTAACTCTGGGTTCATCAAGAGACAACCCTGCAATAAGGTCATTACGGATTTTCGCAAGATTATCAATCTTGTGTACCGTTCCATCGGAAAGTTTAATCGTGACCGTCTTCGGGGTTTTCGTGTCAATGAGTTCATCCCATTTAACGACAAGTTCCGTGACATCGCTTTGTGAGTTTGCAAGCATTTTTAACGCATTGCCGAAATCCACAAGGTTATGGGGCAAGGTGGTGTAATCAAATTCCTTCATTATAATTTCTCCTGCAAATTCACTTCAAGCATACTAGGTGGCACATAGGTTGCAGACGGCAGAGTGACGGACACGGAGTCGGTTTCGCCAGCATCAAATGTGTTCGTCTTCTTATATGTAATACTAACATATACAGATGCCAAGTTATATTTTTCGGTAAGTTGAGAGTTCAATACATCAGCTCGTAATTCCTTTCCGACGTGGTAGCAAACATAGTCTTCAATTTCCTTACGGATTTGTTGTTGCATCGTGTACGGCGCTTTGTACTTACAATCCACAACGATACCAACTTGACCCAGTGGTTCAACCACGACCGATGTAAAACCAAGTTTCCCGGCAATATTGAAATATCCCTTGATTTCGGATTCAAACATTGCTTGTGTAAGTTGTTCATAGTCATCAAAGCGGAATCCCACATTGTAATAGGGGTTATTCGGCTGGGTGGCTTCTTCTTCAAGCAAGAGAGCTTCTTCGCGTGTTGCCCAGAAACGGAGTTCACTTTCAAGGGGAATGTCTTCTTCGCTACCGGGTTCTACCGATTGTCCACCATCTCTCAAGGCAAGCCAAAGTTGCTTCGTCTTTGCGTGGTACACGACATCGCCACGATTATAGACACTTTGTTCGCTCCAATACTTGCGAGACTTCAACACAAGCCCAGACAATACAATCGTAGCATTGTCATAGACACAAGCGGATGGATAGTATTTCTTGTAGATACTCCCAAGGGCAACACCCTCTTGGAGAGACATAAACTTTGCCCAGCCATTCAAGGTTGCCGGAGTAGATGAATAATCGGGAGAGATGCAGATATAGAGCATATCGCCCACGGCAACCATATCGCCCGGTTCGTACTTCTTGTACTTGCTAAACTTGTATCTCTTATAGAATGTGTTCTGGTCAAGAGTACCCCTAGAACCTTTTCTGCCGATAGCAAGATTGTTCATCGTGGTATAAAAAGGCCAGTTGTATTCCCTGCGGGCATTACACGACTTTACAAAGGGAATCTTGGAAACTTCGTTCACAAGGTCTCGCTCATCCGTAATCTTGGATGCCGCGAAGAACTCTGCGATAGACCTAGACCGGAGAGTATCTGCCGTGTCACCGATATTCAACGGAGAGAGAAGCGGCACACTTTCGCCCCCTACCATAATAGGGGTAATGTCCTTGTTGAACTTAATTGTTGCATGGTCCACCGGAGCAAGACTATCGCACTTGATGTACGATACAATCACGGATGAGATACCAGCCTTGTTGATGCCCGGTTGGTTGTAGCCAGAGCCGTAGATTTCGCCATCGCCCAAAGTGATGGTTAAGCCCCTCGGTGTATTCTGGATGAGAACACCAAGGCTATTGTCGGGCATCGCAAGCAACTCATTGAGAGACCAAGCGGGCTTCAAACTCATAAGTGTACCATCATCCATTTCAAGGGTAATGGTTATAGATTCAGACCACACGGACTTGTAGGTTTCGCCAACATAGATAGGTGCGAATATGCCGGGTGTGTAGCCATCAAAGCCCGAATCAATCCGTTGCTCAATGTAGTTGCCGGCACAATAAAGAACTTCGTATTCGTTGGTGGATTCGTTTTCTTTTCGGTTCAACTTGAAAACAATCAGATTCGCTTTCGTACCATCCTTGAGCGAGATAGTACCAACGGAGCTCCATTTATTGTAATCCCTTTCGGATTCAAAGTGGAACGGAGTAGAAGCATTTATTTTCGGGGGTGTGATGGACTGGATGCTATTGAGCAAGACACCCTCGGTCAATTTGAGCAAGTATGCGGCATTGCCGAAGAACAAGTCCATATTGAGCAAATGCGATGCGGCACGTGCCGTAATCGCATCATTCCCGAAATTGAGCATCTGCAAGAATGAACGAGTCTGCTGCCCGAAAACGGCGCTATCCTTGTTCAAGGTTGCCCCGGAACGACCCAACCTTTCTTGTATCGACATATTGGCGAGTACAAAATGGTCATAGAATTTAGGTGTATTGCTCATTATAACCTCATACAATCATAGGGATTCCGAAAGTTTCCGAACCAAAAGTAAGTTGCAAGTCCACGGTGTAATGGTCATCGCCCTCTTTTGATGTGACTTCAATAGACAAGATTTCATTGTCCTTAACTACTTGTGAGACAATAAGGATTTCGTAAATCTTGTTCTTTATGGTATTGAAGCCATTGGTGTCCGTGTAATCGCCAAGGGATTGACTAATATCGGGCAATGGGGGGTCGGTGTAGCCAAGGTCTCCATAAGCAAGGATAACACACTTACAAGCCTGCAAGCGTTCCTTGCTACCTACTACAAGCAATTCATTAGTGCCATCGTAATCGTGGTTAAAATCCATATCTTAAATATAAGATTTTTAGATTTCAAATGAACTCTTGTCTGGGTATTTTCTAGCCAAATAGTTGGATGTAGCCTTGATAGTCTTGCCATCCGTATCGTTGAAGCAAATAACTTGCCGTGTATCTGCATCCGCTAGGGTGGCATCCGTAATTTGGGGCATTTCATAATATCCAAGATGCGGGAACTTGACATCGTGGACGGAAACACCGGCAAAGTTTTGAGCCATCATCAAGACCATGTGATTGATGTCCTTGCCACTTCGCCAACGACCCATACACTTTGAGATAGTTGCCCACTCTTTTGTAAGAAAATCATTACAAAACTCGCCATTGTACACTTGGAACAAATGATGCCATTGATAATAGGGTACTATTGAATTATAATGGGTCTGGACAAGTGCGTGTCCATTTTTCAATGTCTTGCGGAATGTATTCCCTGCCCCATAAGGTTCACGGACATCCAGATATGTTAGGGGTTTGCCATCTTTTTCAAAGTAAGAATCATCGCAAGGGCTATTGACATACATATCGTCATTCGCCACAATAAAGTTCCCCTTGAACCCGATTTTCTTGATGGCACAAAGTTCTATGGTGCTTGAATTGAAGCACGGACGGTATTGTTCGGGAATGAAATCACGATGGTAATGAACTACAATTCGGGAATCATTCTTGTTAAGGAACTTCGGGAACTGCGATTCTTGCATAAGTAGGAGATGTACTTTTCCCAAGGACTTGTAGTTCTTGTCCAAAGCTCTCCACCAGTATTTAAAAAGACCGTGGCTAGAGTATCGTCTGCGAAAAGGTAAAAACAAGAACTCTTTTGCACGCTCCGTCCGGGGGTGCAGGTTCTTTGCCTTGCAGAATATCTCTAGCCACCTTTCGTCTTCACTGTCTACAAAAGGAATGAGAATATCCATAGTCTAATCGCAGATTTTCTTACCCTTTGCTTTCGGGGTGTTTTCCTTTACCCCACCATTGTTATCGCCAAAAGCGATGGTGACGGACTGGGCACCCTGCGGAACAACAACTTTGATAGACTTGGGGGTGGTCGGCATTTTCTCGGTTATCTTGGTCATAGCCTATTCCTCGGTGTTTTTGCGTTTCTTGCCCTTTTTGCCCTTTTTAGAAAAACCATCGTCAATGACGGCTTCGGTGGGTTCATCGACCACTGGGGCTTCGGGAGTAGTTTCATTGGATTCTTCGGAAATCTGGTTGTCCACAACCGGTTCTTCCGCAATCGGGGCATCTACAACCGGGGTGTCTTCTACCTTGGATTCTTCAACCGTAGGAGTAAGTTCAACCGGAGTTTCATTGACCGGGGCTTCAACGGATTCCACTTCTGCCGTATTGGATGCCGGCAAGTTTTCAACTTCGTGGGTGGCTACCGGGGACTTCGCAGAAATCGGCTTCGTTGCTACTTTAGCCTTGCGTGCTGCCACAAGTTTCTGAATTTTGGTCAATCGCTTGTTCATTTTTTAAACTCCTTTTCGTTTTTAGATAGACGATTTTGGATTGCCGTAAGTTTCTCATCAAGGAAAGATAACATTTTTCTTAAAATCGTGACACGGATTCCAAGAAAAATGTTGAGAACCGCGGAAATGACAAGTGCAATTATAAGAATAATGGTAATTGTTTCCATTAGTTTACCTTTGGTTCGTTCGGATTCTTGATAAGTAGGTCTATTTGTGTCTGCAAATCTGCAATAGTGACATTGAACATCGACACATCATCCTTGGCGTGGGATGCCATAAACCTAGCACGGGTCACATCATCACGCATCTTTTCAACAAGCCGAACGGATTGCTTGAGTTTCTTGACCAGTTCACGGAATTTATGAGCAATGACTATCCACGCACAAGCCGTACCTACATAAAGCACGGCAATTAGTAGCAATTCTACGGATATGTATGTCATCGCTCTAACCCCAGTGGCAAGGTCATTAAGCAATATACAAAGATACTAGGCAATCTTTACGATTGGTAATGGGGCGAACTCTTACGAAGCCGGTAGAATTGGATGCCGTGTCGCATTTAGAGCCACCACCACCGGCTTCTATCATCAAGCCATTTCCTAGAGCAACGGCAACGTGGGTTATGCTTTTTACGGATTTGCCGAAGAAAAGCAAATCCCCATCCTTGGAATTTTTGGGCAACCGGGTTTTCCACTTTTTAGAGAAGAAATTGTAGATGCCTTGAGCCGAAATATCGCTCCCGGTATAGAGACCCATCGCCCAAAGACCCTCAAGCACAAGCCCCGAACAATCAAAGCCGTTATGCTTCGGTCCAGTGCCATCGCCAGACCAAATGTAGGGTCTTCCGATGAAATGTTTAAGATATTCGGTAAGAGTCATAGGTTAATCCACCGTTCCGCTTCCATAAAATTCGGTCTCGGTTAAAGGTCTCCAAATACCCAAGCGATAATTAACCATCCTACGGCCATATTTATCTTGACCTTCCATAGACCACGCAATACTTTTATCGTTAATTTCTTCCGGGGTAGCCCTACGGAGAGTTTTTGTTTTCTTTGTAGAAATTCTTTCGGCATCGGCAATGCTTGCGGAATATACATTCTTTGTACCATCGTAGCCAACGAATGCCTTAAAATGAACGGGGTGTATTCCCATCCAATCACGAACATCATCTTCGGTAGGATTTGGGCAATGCTCTAAAAATGTTTTACCCATAGCATCCGTGCTATAATAGACTTTAGATGCCATAGCATTTATAGCCGTCTTTCTATCGGTATCGGTAGTAGTTCCGTAATCGCCTCTGAAAGTAAATGGTGCTTTCTGCCAAGTTATATCGCCTACACCACGAACATTCCATACTTTCAATCGCATAATCGGGGGTAGCCCTAATATAACCCAGCAAGCACCATCATTACGGTGGTTATCTCCAAATGCATCATAACACCGCATTGAATCTTTTTCCGCTTTTGCAACAATTTTTGTCACAAGTTTAATAATGGTTTTTAATTCGGGTGTTTGTGCTTCATTGCAATGTTCGTGGATATTGATTATCATTAGACTACCTCTTTTGCAGACCACTGGAAAGAAAATAGCATTTTATTCGTTTCCGTCAAATGGTCATCTTCTTCGTATGCCTTGTTTCCGAATGCACGGACGGAGTAGTACACCACATTCCGCTTGATTCTGCCCATACCAGCCCAAGCAAGACCCTCTCTCAAGAACACATCGGCAACCAACCTAGATACCGGGTGTTCGCCACTACAAGATTCGCAGGGTGTGTAGAACGCATCGTGTACTAGGTATATGAGAGATTTTTTTTCATCTCCTATCTGGTCCACAAAACCATCAACGAGTCTGCCGCCACTTCTAAAGTTCGTGATAAAACCGGCCTTAAAGAAAAGAGCAAGACAACCTTCATCCGTATGCACATAGATATTCGTATCGTGTGCTAACTTGTAGTAGCGGTCTCCCAAAGGTGTGACGGCTAGACTACCAGTGCTTGTAGTGACTGCATAAACTTTCATTAGGTTTTGTCCTTGTTGCTATTCTTGTCCAAATTACCACGAATGTATGCGACGTTCTCTGCCATCTCATTAACTTTGTCATAGAGCTTTGACAAATCGTTCAAATGAGCCTTATTGCTTTCTTCCAAAGCATCCTCCAACTTTTCAATTCGTTTTGAATGGTCACGGATAATCGACAACAACCAGACGATACAAATTACCGCTGGTACTCCCAGTACACGCGAAATCTCGGTTAGCACTTGTAAGATAGCCTCCATAAACCTAACCCCTTAAACCGCTTGCCTTATCGTTGCAGGCTTTAGCCATCTTCGTAGCATTTTCGGAGTTATTGCCTTGAAGAATCTTTGCCAACTTCGTAAGTACGGATGCGGAACTTTTATCGGCTACAAGTTTGCCACCACTAGCTTCCTTGAATCCAAGGTCTTTAAGTGGTATGCGTATCGTGGAAGATTTATCCGTAAGTTGTAATTCACTCCGGGATGAGATGCTTGGTTTGAATCCATTCTTGGAAGCAAGTTCCGTAATAATACCTTTGACTTCATCAAAGGATATTTCGTTTCGGGTTCTTTGCTTCGCTTCGTGGACGGTTATCTTCATTTATGAACTCCTATTCGTTCTAAATATAATTAAAAAGTTCGGGAAATCATAATTTGTACGAACAAAATAAGAGATATGTTGTTATATAGCCCCGAAAGCCAAAAAAAAGGTCTATCCGACTGGAACGAATAGACCCATTTAATGACATACCATCACACTCTTTATTGGTAAAAAAAATTACCAACCCCTACTAATGGTTTGTCATCACAATTTTAGTGGCGGGAACCGGTGTCTTCTTGGGTATGAACCAAGCGAGCTAACCATCTGCTCTATCCCACGATGTAATACATCGTAATATAATAATTTTTCAACCACTGGGGCAAGGGAATGAAACAAAAAATAGTCCAACTTGAAATCCAAGTTATAGTGAAAAAAAATTCCCTGCCCCAGTAGTCAAAGACGAGTGGATGCCCATTGTATGTTTCGGGTGTTTAAGGTACAGATGTTTATTAGTATGTACCAAAGGGCATCCACGATACTCTAAAAAAGAACGGCTTGCATATATGCCGCTTCTTGCGGAATCGCCATACTAGGCAACTTGCCTTTCAAATAATTACGGAACATTCCACGGAGACCTTTCCAAGCATTCTTGACCCTTTCAAGACTCCAACCCATTGCCATATACTTACGGCGATACATCTTCATAGGGTTCAAGATTTCGCGGTTTTTTTGCTTTGCCCTAGTAATGTTCTTCCAAGGGGGTGCGGCAAAACAACCATCGCAGTAATCGTGAAACATCGTCAAGGCATCTCCGGTCAAACCTTGAATGTAGGGCTTCAATTCCGGTGGGTACTCATCGTAAGACAAATCGCTTGTGGATGCTCCCATTTTCTTCGTATATTCGTGGATGTACCAGTCACTAGCCAAGCCGGTAAGACTATCCATATAGTCAATCTTATCGCTAGAACCCGAAGCAACCCGGTTCTTTGCACGGAAGATGGCATCGCATTCTTTGGCGAACGGAGTAGGAATATTGCTTTCAATTTCCTTACCATCCTTAAACTTGCCGGTCTTGTACTTTCCGTGCTTGAGATATGAGGGTCCGTGGATTTCACGGTCAATCATATTGGATAGACTCTGTAATTGGTTGCGAAGCCAAGTTTCAAAGGATGCTCCGCTATCGTGGTCTTCGTCATAAGATAAACAAGCCTTGCAGAAGATGTATTGGGCTTGGAGTAAAAGGTCATCTGCTAAAGATGGACAAGATTGAGCATAGTGGTATGCCACGGATGAGATAACTCCGGCATACTTGTAATAAAGTTCATCGGTCGGTTGCAATGTGAATCCTCGTGTGTTGTATGTTGAATATAACTAAATTTCAAGCATTTGGCAAGTGATAATCACTTATATTTTTATTTACATTGCATAAAAAAAGCCCACCCCCCGACTAGGGGAGTAGGCTTGATTTTAAGATTTTTGATTCCGGTTCAAAGTCTCAAGCATCGCAATCGGTAGAACGGCTAGTGTGGACAAAGCCCACGCCATTTCTTCTCTAGTGATTTCATCCCGGTCGAGCATTCGCAGGGCTTCATCCATAGGTTTTCCCGACTTAACGATACCATTTAACTTTTTCCAGAACTTAATGATTTCCAAAACAATACCTACCATTTTGTGTACAGTATCTTAATATACGGAGACACTATACTATGTTCCGTATTTTGATGGGCGCTTGGTTGCTACGGCATCTTCCAAGGCTTCCCACTTTTCACGGACACGGCGGGTAAGTTCGGCATTCATTTCTGGGTTATCTTCACACAACTTGATTAACTCATCGCGGGAGTATTCTTCGCCAAAGTAATTGTTGAACGATTCCATCATAGCCGGGTCTTTCTTGTCGGCAACCCAATCAAGCACCCAACCAACACTCAATGCAGATGAACCATTTGTGGATGCCTTTTTATCGGCTTTGCATTCATCCATATAGTTGTTGTCGTTGAGCCATTGCTTCAAGTTGTCCAAAGTCTTCGGCTTTGCATTTTCGCTCCAAGCGATAGCCTCGGCGCTTTTCTTGAGCTTGCCCTCGTCTGCCGTGCGAAGGTCAAACAAATAATCCAAGTTAGAGCCGATGTTGTCAATGCCGTAGTCAAAGTATGCAGAGTAGAATACTTCACGATACGGACGGGGTGTCTTGGACTTGGTGGTAGTTGCTTTGACATACACACCAACTTTCTTACCATTCTTGACAATATCCGAAACACGCTTCAACTGGACGCGAGTATGGCAATAAAATTCCATCGCATCGCCATTGCTTGTTTTTCGCTTCGGGGCATAATTGCCGGCACCCATATTCGTTCGGGTCTGCGATACGATAACCAAAAGAATGTGAGCCTTTTCCAAGGGACGGTGCTTGTTGCGGAAGAAATCTTGAGACAAGAACTTCGCAATCTGCGCTCCGTAATCCCCGGCATCAACCACTTCATCGCCGCTTTCCAATTTCTTCAATCGTTCGGCTTCTTTCTTTTTCTTGGTGGCATCTGCAAGACCATCAAGAGAGTCCACGGCGTAGATACCATAGGCATCCGCGGGGATGGTCTGAATCATCAAGGACAACTTGGCATCCATTTCTTCAATCGTTTCCGCATCGTGAACGACCTTACTACCAATGCGTCTTTCGCTTGGGTGGATGTCAAAGCCATACATTCGTGTGGTGTCGAAAGTATCGCCCGTTTCGCAGTCATCGGATTCCCAAACAAAAGGAATATTAAGTTTCTTCAATGCCCAATAAGTTGCGGCAATGATTTCATTCTTAATAAAGGTTTTACCGGTGCTGGAATCGCCATAAAGTTGAATGATAGCCCCAAACGGCAAACCATATACACCCTTATCGCCACCGACAAGCAAATCAAGCAAGTCACTACCCATAGATACACGGGGTGTGGCAACGACTCCAAAGTTTTCTTTATCTTCTTTCTTTTTCGCCATTTTTTACCTCGGATAAAAAAGGGGTATAGACTCAATGAGCCATATACCCCAAGTTTACTTGTCTATGACCAATTAGCCCCTGCTACTCTGGTGGGCGGCACTACACTTGGCATACACATTATCCGGGCATTTTCCGCAGTTCGTACCCTTTTCGCAGTCCTTGCCAAAGATATGACCGAACGGACACTTGCCGGCTTCACGCTTCGGTTCTGCTGGGGCTTCACGACCAGTATCGGTCGGGTCATCAAACGGCATAGTCGGTTCATCGGCAGCCGTACCACGGCGAGAAGATGTCCTTGCGGACTGGTAGTTATCTTCGGGTTCTTCACGGTGGGAGCGTTCTTCTCTTGCCGGGTGTTCATCACGCGAAGAATTTCGTTCGTCATCCATCGGGGGTTCTTCACGGCGAGAGCGTTCTTCACGATAGGGTCGTTCTTCTCTTGCCGGGGCTTCGTCTTCCATAGTGGAACGGCGATTCCTTTCTCCCCTTGCCGGGGCTTCATCTTCCACGGCAGAACGGCGGTTTCGTTCGCCCCTTGCCGGCACATCATCTTCGGGTTCGTTATCTGCGAAACGAGCCGAAGAACGAGTATGACCACGGTCTTCATCTTCGTCACGGCGAGAGCGTTCTTCACGGCGGTTTCGTTCGCCCCTTTCCGGGGTGTCATCATCGTTGTCGTTGTTGAAACGAGCCGGGGTATCGTTGTTATAATCGTCTTCTTCGGAGCGATTATCTTCACTATCCGGTTCGCCATAAAGCATAGCCTTCATTTCTTCGGGGGTCTTCACGACAAGCATAGAGTCAAGAGACGGACACTTTTCAAGCATTTCATCAGAGACTTCTTGGACTCGTTCGTTAAACTCAAAGTTTTCGGCTTTCTTAAACTTTCTGCCGTTGCCCATCGTACCCTCGCCAACGGTAAAGGACACGACCTTACCAATTTCACGACCCTTGGAGTCCACATTCACGGATGCAAAGTCCACGACACCCTTGCCACGCAGACAAGATGTAGCCTTACTCTGCAAGTCCTTGGAGAAAAGACCGTGAGTGACTTCAAAAATCTTCGGTTCGTTGGAAACGGATTCAAACTTGTCATTAAGTTCATCCACAAGGTAAATGCACTTGCGCTTTGCAAAGAACTGGCGGGCAGATTCCTTGGTTTCGGGATTAGCCCACAAGCGGTCTCCCTCATCGCAAATCGGACACGGCTTGCCGTAGGTGCGCTTCAAGCACACACAATCTTCTTCACCGGGTCCAATACGGCTATGCACCCACAAGTCGAGAACATAGTCATAGTCTCCAATTTCGTACTTACCGTCCACAACGCCGGGATGGTTCTTACTAGAGATTCGCCACGGCAGAATGTTGATGTCCTGGTACTTACCAACATCGGTAAACTTGAAGAACTTCAAGCCACACTTGCTGTAATTCATAAAGGACTTGCGAGTAGCACCATTGGACTCGCGGTTATCGGTTTGTTCTTGGGTACGACGACCCAAGTTCACTCTGGAACGGTCAAAACCGGCCATAATTTACTCCTTGTTTTTGTTTATCTTTCGTAGTTTGCTTTTAGTTGTTTTTCACTTTTCGCTTTTGTTTTGATGAGCGAAGGAGTTAATTTCGCCCAACAAATTCAATATAATAACATACTAGGTATTCGTCTTTTTGGGATGCAGTTCAAGGTACAAAGTCGTGAGTTCCAAGCGGAAATAATGCAGAGCTTCTTGGTAATATGTATATTGTTTAAGGCAACTTACAATCTGGACAAGGTTTCTGCGGAGATTGCCATTGCGGAGATTGTTCAATCTCTGTTTCATCTCTCGCTTATGGCGTTTTAAATCCTTGATGGTCTTGATAAGGCAATCAAGTTTCTTTGACTTTATACGAAGCGATGTATAGGCGTAGTGCTTTCTATCGCTTATCTTGAATTGTCGGTATCTCATCCACGATTACCACGGTTATTAAGACTTCTACGGATGGCATCTACGGATTCTTCTTCGGTATATTCCGTAGCCACCCCGGATGTGCTAATGCCCATAGATTTAGAAACGACCATACGAACGGCGCACTCAATCATAGACTTCTTCTGGTCTAAAGCCTTGACCTTGCTATCCAACTTTTTGTATTCCTTTGTCTTATCGACAATCAACTTGCGTTGAGCAACTAAACGGGGGTCGGATGCAACTTTAGCCGTGACTTCGGGAATAGTCAATTTTTGCTTGTTGGCTTCTGCGTCTTTGCGAATTTCAAGTTCTACTTCGCCCTCCATTTTTTTGAGGGTGTCTTCGGCGGCATCGCGCTCTGCAAGAGCATCTACGGCAAGGTCGCTATAATAGCCGTAAAGAGACGATTGGCGAGCTACGGATGTAGCGATGTCCATAAAATCCAGTTCCAAATCTGGGTCATAATGGCTATCGGGTATTCGGGTCATAATGTACTCCTTATACTACATTATCGTATCTAGGGTTAAATTTGTAAAATGGACACCCCCGGACTTGAACCGGGAACCTGCGGGTTATGAGTCCGTGGCTCTAACCTATTGAGCTAGGAGTCCGTAAAGGGCAATATAAGCACATACTAGATATTCTCGTTCTGGTCTCATACTTGCCCCTTGAAAATGTTATCGTACTTGTGGTTTATCCATATCATAGATTTTACATACAAGACGAAGATGCTTAATCTTGCACTTGGACAAGAAAGCCGCAAGTTGTTGTCCGATAACATCCTCTGGAAGATAATGGCTAGACATATTGTTCGCCAAGAATGCTTCTGCGGATTCTTTGTTATCAAATTTTGTTGCGTCATTAACATCGGTTGTAGTCCACAACGGATGGTCGGTGCTTGGTGTGTTATAGGTAGTGCAAAGATATTGCTCTCCATTCACAAGAGCATAGACATCGTAATTATGGGTTGCCAAGGGTGGATTGTTAGTATCAAGTTTCATCATAGTGCAATGACCCTATCGGCTACCCAAAGAACGATGTGCCGCAAGCACCAAACCCGGAAAACCAGTATCGTAGGTGTTCACACTAAATTCTTCAAGAACACGAACGACATGGGGGTTATCTTTCTTGAGCAAGATTGCCGTACAATAACCAAGAACACCCCTGCGGACGGTTTCGGCATCCACCCTGCCCTTCATATCGGACAAGACACCGATAATGTCCACCCAGCGAGTATCGCTCTTGCAAAGGAGTTGGCAGAACTTCTTGGTGTCCACGTCTTCATCCACCGCACCATTTTCAAGAATCTTGAGTTGCCCCTTGATGTCATCTGGGATTCCCATAACCGCTTCAAGTTTCTTGATGGCATCACGCGGAGAACCATTGGCTTTGTCCACGATGGCTTCGAACACTTTGTCATCAAGCTCAAAGTTTTCGGCTTTTGCAACTTTCAGCACCACTTGACCGATTTGGCGATTGGTCAAGGATTCCATCTTCCAAGGGGTGCATCGGGTCTTCAAAGCCGCACCCTCATCGCCCTTCAAGAACAACGATGCATTCGTGGTGCAGAAAAAGAAATAAACATAAGATGGGGGTTCTTCGGTCGGCTTCAAGAATGCTCGTTTTGCATCCGCAGTCATTCCGTGGGCTTCGTCAATGATATACACAAGACTCTTGCCCTTTAAAGGGTATCGCTTCATCTGCTCAATGGCTTCGCGTGCCGTGTCCACACCACGGTTGTTAGCAAAGTTAATTTCCTTGATGCCCAGTTTCGGGTCTGCCCCAAGCAATTCTACGGCAACGGCTCTTGCGATGGTAGTCTTACCGGTGCCACTAGGACCAGCGAAAAGATGGCAATGGGAGATGAGTTCGGGATTAGTCTGGGTAAAGTGACCCCTTACTGCAT